GTTTTGCCGGTCAATGTCAGGATGGGGGCAGCCTACGCCGACAAGTATGATGTTCAGATCACGACGACGGCTGGAGGGGGGGAATATCGGAAGTTGACACATCGCTTCCCTGTGCGTAATTTCCACATCAACTACACGATGCTCAGGGACGACATGCAAAACAAGGTCCTCGGTCTTTATCATCGAGCCTACGGCATGCTGGCCGGGTTTCGGGTAAAATGCCTGGACGACTTCAGCACCAACGCGTTCACTGGAGTCCCGACCCCGTTGGACTGGACCTTGCCGAAAATATCCAGCGGAGTTTATCAGTTGGTGAAGGGGTACGGCTACGGGGGTACTCCGCTGGGGATCGGGCTTCCTTATCGTAACATCTACAAACCAGTGAGTGGAAGCGTGGTGGTGTCCAAAGACGCAGTGACGCTGAGTTCTGGCGTTACCGTGGATTACACCACGGGTAGGGTGACCATCTCTCCCGCTCCAACAACCGAGGTGATTCGAGGGGGCTGCTACTTTGACATCCCTTGTAGGTTCAACTCACAGATCGAGGTGTCGGCCATAAGTGCCGACCTCAGAGACTGTGGCGGTATTGATTTGATTGAACTGCTTAACCCATGAAAAGTGTTGTCGCTGATTATCGTTACCGCGTGATGTGCATGAAGATCGTGCCGTTGACCGGCAGCACCATCTACCTCACGGACCACGTCAAGGACCTTGTTATGGGTGGGCACACCTACCTGTCCACGTCCGGGTATGAGTTCACAGGGTACTCGGCCACGACCGAGTTTAGCCCAGGGTCTGTGGATATCGAGGGGATTGCTGGAGCAGCCGGCATAAGCAGGGCATCTATCTCTAGTGGCCTCTTTGACGGGGCTAGGTGTTATTGCTTCGCTACCAGTTGGGTTACACCTGTGGAAGACCAGGAACCCATTACTGCCGGGATATTCGGAAAAGCCACGCTCATGGACGACCGCTACAAGGTCGAAGGCCTGTCCTTGATCGATGTGCTTAACCAGACGGTTGGGGACACCTACAGTGTCCAGTGCCCCAAGGTTTTCCTTGGGCAGGAATACGCAGGATGTATGGTGCCTGTAGCCGCTAACACTGTAACCGGGACCCTGACCTCAGTCACGAATGCTTCTGTGTTCTACTCAGCAGCCAGGACCGAAGCCAGTGATACGTTCGGGGCAGGTACCATCAAGTTCACGTCAGGTGCCAATGCAGGGTTGCCAGCTATTGACATTCGTAGTTTTGCAGCCGGGGTAATCACCACGTTCGAGCCCTTTTACTATACCCCGTCACCGGGGGACTCCTACTCCATGACCCGTGGTTGTCGCAAGCGCATGAGCGACTGCCAAGCGCGTTGGAACGGTTTAACAACCTTCTCCAACATCCTGAACTTTGGTGGGTTCCCGTGGATACCCACGGGATCAACCTACGCTCAATTTGGACAAAACGGATAATGACACCAACAGATATTATTGAAGCGGCTCGGGAGTGTCTGGGCACTCCGTTCAGGCACCAAGGCAGAAAGCCAGGAGAGGCCATCGACTGTGCTGGGGTAGCTGTGCATGTGGCCAGCAGGCTGGGCTTTGGGGTGATGGACGTTGACGGGTACGGCAGAGTCCCGGTCAACGGCCAGCTTGAGGCCACACTTGAGTCCCAGGAGTTCCTGCACTCCGTTGAAATCTGGGAGGCTGCTCCAGGGGATATCCTCTTGATGCGGTTTGCCGGAGAGCCACAGCACTTGGCCATCTTAGCAGACGGGACAATCATCCACGCCTATGAGCCGGCTGGGCTGTGCTGTGAGCACAACCTGACGAGCAAGTGGTCTTCCAGGGTGGTAGGTGCTTACCGATTCGCAGGTCTGGAATGAGTACCGGCCAGATCATCGGTGGGGTTGTAGGGGCTGTAGTCAGCTTCTTTGTACCAGGCGCTGGTACCCTCGCCTACGCCTCAATCGGAGCAACCCTGGGTGGTATGCTTATGCCTGAGAAAGGGCCTGTTGTACATGGACCCAGGCTTGACGATCTCTCAGTACAGACGAGCACCTACGGGGCTGTAATCCCCAGGGTGTACGGCACCATCACCCTCAACGGAAACGTCCTTTGGCTGGAGAACAATCAGCTTAAAGAGACCGTGACGAAGAAGAAAAGCGGGGGCAAGGGTGGCGGGGGAACGACGACTAGGAACTACAGCTACTCGGCCACTTTCGCGGTTGGTTTGTGCAAGGGTCCAATAATCGGAGTTCGACGCATCTGGGTTGGCCCCAACCTGATCTATGATGCTGGTTCTACTGACCCTACCACCATAGCAGCGAACAACGAGACTGCAAACGGGTTTGAGGTCTACCTCGGGACTGATACACAGTCCCCTGACCCTCGGATGCAAGCAACGTTGGGGGCTGCCAATACGCCTGCTTGGCGCGGATTAGCCTACATCGTCTTTTATGACTTTCAACTGGAGAAGTACGCTAATAGTTTGGCAGGGGCGCAGGTCAAGGTTGAAGTGATTGCACATGGGGAAGAAACACATTTGACGGAGTACAGCAATACCCCGTATTTTGGTGGGCAGTATGACCTACGCCCTGGCTTTTCCTCATGGGGTGGTGTAGCAATTAGCGTACAGCCTTACCCTAATGATGACTACCTACATACAACAGATGGGATTAACTGGACTGCAACCACGTTCCCAACCTCCAGGACGTGGCAGGCTGTTGTTGGCAATGGCAGCACTATGCTTGTGCTTTCTGGACCAATGTATGGTACATCTGTTTTTATGTTAAGGACAGTTGACGGAGTCAACTGGACAGAGACTGTACTACCCTATGCTGCATACTCAAAACCTGTACACAATGGTGTGGTCTGGGCAGTGGGTTATAATGGTGGGTGCTTGGTATCTGTTGACGACGGGATTAACTGGACACAATACTCAATACCTGGGGCTCCTACACCATCAGGAAGCGTTTGTCACAGCGGCAGAATACTTTTGTTTTACCAAGGGTCTTCGACCTATTACACATCAGACAATAACGGAGTAAGTTGGAGTACTAGAACTTACTCACTAGGTGCTAGTACTGGTATACGTTCTGCAGCCTCAAACGGCTCAGTAATAGTCGGTATCGTATCTAGCACTTCAGACTACGTTGTTAGTTCAGATGCTGGTAACACCTGGAGCACTAGGGCACCGTTTTACAGCGGAATATACGATTGGGTAAACATTGGGTGGGGTAACGGTTGGTTTTATGCTCAAGCGTCATCGTCCTATGTACTGTCCAAAACAGGGTACTCATGGACTCGTTACACTGCCACCATTGGATCAACCTACTACTCAGAAGGGGGTACAATGGCCTGGAGCGGGTCCAAGTTCTGCACTGTAGCTACGAACTCTGGTACTGTCTGCTTTACTGTGCAACCAGGGGTAATGGTTGGGTCCGATGACACACTCAGTAATGTGGTTTCTGCAGAATGCCTGCAAACAAGTCTCCTAGCTTCTGGTGACATTGACGTGACGGAGCTAACGCCATCCGTGCGGGGCTACCGCATCGGAAGCGTAGGGGCCATCCGTGCGGCCCTAGAACCTCTTCGAGGGGCTTGGCCGTTCGACCTGATCCAAAGCGGTTACAAACTCAAGTTCAAGATGAGAGGAAGCGCATCAGTCATCACGATCCCTGCTGAGGACCTCGACGCAAGGCCAGCAGGCAACGATGCAGGAGTGAGTCTGACCACAGCCCGCGAGTCCAACACAGCGATCCCTAACCGGGTAATCGTCAAGTATCTCGACTATGACCGAGAGTATGAGGATGGCGAGCAGTACGCTAGACGTATGACTACACTATCAACACACTTGGAGGTTATTGACCTCCCTATCGTGCTCACAGGTACAGAGGCTGTCGGCAAGGCCGAGACGCTGCTCTATCTCCGATGGCTTGAGCGCTACGACGTTTCGTTCACCATCCCGGCAACCTATAACCAGTTGGAGCCCGGTGATGTTATTGACGTGACGACTCCCGAAGGCAATATCCCGCTGAGGCTGGTCGAGATCAACTACACCTCTGACGGGCGGCTGGAATGCAAGGCCAAGTACTCCAGTGCAGCTATCTACACCCCTACGTCAGTTGCTGCCACTCCGGCTGTCACAGGCCCCTCAACTATCGTCGGAGTAGGCGCATCGAACTACCAGATCATGGACGTGCCCATGCTCAGTTCTGCGCAGGCCTCCCCATCCTATCTCGTGGCCATGTCAGGAGTTTTGGCCGGATGGTCTGGAGGGGTCCTGATGCAGTCCACAGACAGCGGCAGCAGTTGGGTCAGCCTACAGGACTTCGGAGCACCTGGTGCCACCATGGGCACCTGCACCAACACCATAGGCTCTGTAGAGTCGAGGATGATTGACAGCGGCAGTGTCCTCAACGTGACACTGTCCCAAGGCGACCTCTACAGCGTAACCGAGTTGGCAATGCTCGGAGGCTCCAACTACTTTGCATATGGAGCAGACGGACGGTGGGAGATCATCGCGGCCAAGACGTGCACCTTGGTATCGGGGAAAGACTACACGCTCAAGAACCTGCTCAGAGGCCGATTTGGTACGGAGTGGGCCATGGGTACCCACCAAGTGGGCGATGCCTTGATACTCCTGGATACCACCGACACACAGATTCTTGGCAGCAGCACATCGGCTATCGGGTTGGCTTACCTGTATCGCGGAGTGACCTTGGGCAGGGATATCGGCACTGACGTCAACAGGTCCTTCACCTACAGAGGCGTCAACCTCAAGCCGCTGTCCCCGGTCCTTCTGAATGGAAGTATCGACCCTGTGTCTTCCGACTGGACCTTGACATGGGTTCGCCGTACCCGAGATGGGGGTGAGTGGCGTGACATGGTTGACGCGTCCCTTGGGGAGGGTAGTGAGGCCTACCAGGTGGACGTTTACACCAGCGGTGCCTACACAACGTTGAAGCGGACCATTGACACAACCACAGCCTCCTGCACCTACACCAGTGCTCAGCAGGTCTCGGACTTTGGTGGAAACCAGTCCACGCTGTACCTCAAAATCTACCAGATGTCCTCCGCAGTAGGTCGCGGTACCCCACTAACAACAACAATAACGAGGTAATACCATGTCGTCTTCCACAACACTTCTCGACCTCATTGCACAGTCCCAAGCCTCCAAAGAGGTCACGGCCAACGCTCTGTTTGATGCCTTGAGCCCAGCCTCGCTGTTTGGCCGGAGGGCGTCAACATGCTCTGGACTGACCTGGGGATACTACGGAGGCGTGCTCATTACTGACGGGTCTGGCTATCAGATCGCAAGCGGTACACTCACACTTACGGCCAGCAGTGGCAACAACTACGTCGAGGCATCACGTGCCGGGGTCGTGTCAAAGAACACCACGGGGTTCACACCTGGTGCCATCCCGCTGTATGTACTGGTCGCCGGAGCCTCTTCCATCACGTCCTACACAGACTGGAGGGCGGTATGGCAGCCTCAGCGCCTGCTCCATGTGGCCCAGAGCGTTGTAGTCACAAGTGCAGACGTGACGCTGAACGAGGCTCAAGCGGCGTGCCAGTACCTGCCTGTAACGGGTGCCATCACCGGAGCCAACCGGAATGTCATTGTCCCCAATAGCTGGCAGGCGACTGTGTTCTGTAATAACACGGGGGCATTCACCACCACGTTCAAGACCTTAGGAGGTACTGGAGTTGTGGTTGCCCAAGGTAAGCGGGCCATCCTGCTCGCTGATGGCACCAATGTCGTTCGCATCACTGCTGACGCATGATAAACAGAACCAACGTCTAGCACCTAGTCATTGCCTTGGTTCTTCAGGCGCTGGTTGTTGTTGCCACCGGGGATTGGCTACTCGGGGCGATGCTCTCTTCTGG